TATTTTCTCTTCTGCTCCAAACAGATCTAGTTACGTAAATTCAACTAAGTTCGGTATCAATGTACAATCTTTGTACGCAGCCGGCACAGCTGGCGGAGGAATTATGCCGAATATACCTTTGCCGCCAGAAACTTACAGTTTGTTGACCGAAGCTCAATATACATTAATTACAGAGAGCGGAGACATACTAGTATCAAAATAATAATAAAAATAAAAAATAAATGGCAAATCTTAAAATATCCCAACTTCCAGTAGTAACATCGGTATCACCCAATGATATAGTGCCTACAGTAGCCAGTGGTATAACTTCTCAAATATCGGTGACGAATTTAATAAATGCTGTCACTGCGTCTAGAGCGATCAGTGCGTCTTACGCAGTTACTGCTACCTCGGCTACAACTGCATCTTATGCCGTTATTGCAACGACTGCGTCTTACGCGCTAAGCAATAGCGGGCCAATGGCAATCACGGGAAGTACGATATACAACAATACTATATCTTCGAACGTGTCCCCTACCGATAACATAATTTTGGGTGTTAACGCAGGATCGGCTTCTTCGGACGCTACAAGAACTATCATTATCGGTTGGCAAGCTGGATTACAAGCAAGTGGTTTGTATCAATCAACGCTAATCGGTAACATGGCAGGTTACCAATCTCAAAACGGGTATAGGTCGGCTTTTATAGGCGCATTAGCCGGATCAGGATCATCAAACGCTGCTTACTCAAGCTTTGTGGGTCACTCTTCTGGTCAAAGCTCTATTAGTGCTTTTAGCTCGAGCTTCATTGGAGCTAACGCAGGTTACCAATCATCAGGATCAAGCGAATCTAACTTTTTTGGTCCCAATGCTGGATACCAAACTAACGGTTCTAATAGATCAAATTTCATCGGTTCAAGCGCAGGTTATCAAGCAAGCGGAGCTAGTGGATCAAACTTCATAGGATTGAATTCTGGCTTTCAAGCAGTTCGTTCTTATAATTCTAACATGCTAGGTTACCAAGCTGGATACCTAAGTAGCGATGTAAATCAGTCAAACTTAATTGGATTTCAGGCCGGTTACCTATCTATTAATTCTGACAATTCAAATTTCATAGGCACAGCTACTGCTTATTCGTCATCAAATATTACGTATTCTAATTTCATAGGACACTACGCTGGATACAATTCATTGGGCACTTCTAATTCTAACTTCATAGGATACCAAGCAGGGTACCAATCAACTGGTTCTGGGTTCGTAAATTCTTTCGGATACCAATCAGGGTACCAAACAACTGGCTCTAGCTACTTAACTGCTCTAGGCTATCAATCTGGATACCAAGTAACATCTGCTTCATACGGTCTTTTCATTGGATCTCAAGCTGGATTCCAAGCGAGCGGCTCGAGCTATTCTACCTTCTTAGGATACCAAGCGGGATACTCAGACACAGGATCCAACAATTCAAATTATTTAGGTCGTCAAGCCGGTTACCAAGTAGTAAATTCTGATACTTCAAATTTCATAGGTTACCAAGCTGGACAGCAGGCCAATGGTTCGGACAACTCTAGCTTTATTGGTTCTCAAGCAGGCTACCAAGCGTATAATTCGGATCACAGCAATTTCATAGGTACAGCTGCCGGACAACAGACCAGCGGATCTATTTACTTGAACGCAATCGGATACAACGCCGGCCTACAATCTTTCGTTGTTAACGATTCTAACTTTATAGGACACAGCGCCGGTTATAAATCAACAAATAATGCAAACGCAAATTTCATCGGTTATTTTGCTGGATACCAAGCCAGTGGAAGCACGTCTTCTAACTTCATGGGTTGGCAAGCGGGGGCTTATAGCTCTGGCTCTCTTCAATCGAACTTTATAGGCTATCAAGCTGGGCAAAGCGCATCGAGCGATATTTACTCCAACTTCATTGGCGTTCGCGCAGGAATCAGTTCTTCAAACTCGGATAAGGCAAACCTGATAGGTTATAATGCAGGCCAGTATACTCAAAATATCGTACAAACTAGCATAATTGGATTCAGCGCAGGCCAATACGCAACCGGATCTACTTCATGTAATTTTATAGGTACCAACGCCGGCGCGCTCGATTCTTATTCTACGAATACTAACTTCATAGGCAACGCTGCAGGATTTCAAGCTGTTAGTTCTTCTTACGTAAACGCTATAGGTTATCAAGCGGCTTATCAGAACAACAGCTCTTCTTTTTCAAACTATATCGGATATAACGCGGGCTATAGAGCGTCTGCTTCTGCTTACTCAAGTGTCTTTGGCTATAGCGCCGGCCAGACAAGCGTTTCTGCATCGTACTCAAATTTCTTTGGTTATTTCGCCGGCCAGACAAGCGTTTCTGCATCGTACTCAAATTTCTTTGGTTATTTCGCCGGCCAGACAAGCGTTAATACAAACTACGTAAATTTTATAGGTGGAAATGCGGGTCAAGGCGCCAACGGAACTTCCTTCTCAAGCTTCATGGGTTACCAAGCGGGATACCAAGAATCGGCATCTATTTACACTACAGCGGTGGGTTACCAAGCGGGATACAGCGCATCAAGCAACACAGGTTGCTATTTTGGCGGATTCGGTGCTGGTAGAGCTTCATCGTTGAACACTTACGTAACAGCTGTAGGAAATAGTGCAGCAAACTCTTCACTGTCTTCTTCTTACAGCAATTTTATAGGATTTAGAGCTGGATACGGTGCTGCTAGTTCAAGCTACTCTACTTACTTGGGTTACCAAGCTGGCTATTCGCCTTCGACTAGCACACCTAATCCACTTAGCAATAACATAATAATAGGAACGTCTATCACTTTACCGGCAAATTATTCTAATGGAGTAAACATCGGAGGATTGATATTCGGATCCGGATCTTTTTTTAATAGCACACTAGGATCAGTGTATTCAGGATCCGCTAACGGATTTGTCGGAATAAACCAACCGAATCCTCAGCAAAGCTTGGACGTAAACGGATCGGGTAGCTTTAACGGCACAGTAATATTGTCCAAAGTGTCATCTAGCTTCAACTTCGCCAATGACACTGCAGCTGCATCTGGAGGCATTCCACTTGGCGGTCTGTACAGAAGCGGTAGTTTTATTCTGATCAGATTGACGTAATTAAAAATAAAAGACTGACGTAAAACTAAAGTCACAAAAGTTATGAAGAAAACACAAAGAAAAACGGTGAGGGCCATATTCGACAACGTAGAATCCCTCACCTTCGAACAGATAAAAGATTCGGAGATCCTGAAAACCCTACTCAAACAGGAAACTCCGAAGGCGATAGAGGACGCGATGATAAACAAAAAATCGTTCGCGCCTCTGTTTGAAATAAACGCCACAAATAACTTCGTAGAAATTCACAAAAACTATTGGTCCGATTGCCTATCCAAGTGCCTTCACTGGTACTTGGAAGACGGCACGGAAGACTACGAAACGTGCAATCACATCTCAAAATTGATAGAATCCCTAAAAACTACCAAAAAATAAAAAGATGGCAGCAGAACCCTACAAAGAAATACAATTGGCTGTCGACTCTCTATTGGGGACAAAATCGGCAATACGCAGAAAGAGAAGAACGGCTTCGGACAGGAAAAAAGAGATGTTCGTCTCCATCATAAACTTGTTGGAGTCCACGGTGGTTAGATCCAACCTGGCCTACCAAGAATTACAGATAGACCTATTCAAGTACGAGGATCCATTCATGCAAATCATAGATATGTTGATGTTCATGAATTTTGGAGAGGAAGCGATGGAAGTCATAAGTTTCTACCTGTACGACAGGATAGCCGACGATGGAACTCTGAACGCTATGAAGACTCTAGATGGACAGGACATACTACTACAAACCCCTTACGATCTTTGGAACATCGTAACCATACTTAATCCAAAAGTAGACGAGTAATCAAATGCGTGGAAAGCGCCAAAAATACCAAAAAAAGTTACCGCACGAAGTAAGTAAAGCCATGGGCTTCCCTCACTTGGGTCTACAATTGACCGAAGACGAGATAAGGGATTCCATGGCCAACTCCAGAAATATATCTGAAGCGTGCCGTTACATGGGAATAAACTTCAAAACGTGGTCAAAGTACGCCAAGATGTACGTGGATCTTGAGACAGGAAAGACTCTGTACGAAATACACAGGAAGTACGGCAACCCAAACTTAGTCAGACCAAGAAAACATAAAGAAAACCTACCCAGAAGATTCCAAAAACAGATAGACAAACTACTCACCTACAGGAAGTGGACCAGCCCGGCCAGGGTGGCCATCCTAAAGAAGATGCTCGTACTCCACGAGCTAGACAAAGACTATTGCGAACACTGCAACTACCACGAAAGGAGGGTCAAAGACGGAAAACAGCCGCTCATACTTCACTTCGTGGACGGGGACAGGAGAAATTGGGAGCTCAAAAATATAAAGTGGCTGTGTTACAATTGTTTTTTTATACACGTGTTCGATACGTTTAGCGGAAGGATACTGAGAAACATGCAATCTGCGCCGATAGTCGGACACGAAACGTCCTTCGAATCCAATCTACTTTTCTACAATATTGACGATTCAGTTTTGAAAGAGATAGAGATGATGCAGAAATTCTTGGACGAAGGAAGGTACACAGAAGAGGAAGACTTAATAGACTTCGAATCTCAAGAGGACAGGGACATGCAAGAGTTACAGAGCATGGTCGAGGAATCCAAATACATCAAACACGAATTGCAAGAAGACGAAGACAGTCTAATAGACCGCAAAATACAATGATAACCAATCTCTTGTGCAACTGATTGGTTTCCAACCCACTACATGTTTTTTTAGGCTCCATACGTAACTGATTGGTATTCAATAGCGATAACTAATTGGTTATCAATCTATTGTGCAACTGGTTGGTTTTCAATCGAGAATTTTCACTAGAAATTTTTTTGTTTGAGAAATGTGTCTTACATTTACTATGTATCAAAAAATAAAAGTTATGAACACAAAAAACAGCGGAATAGAAAATAAGATAGATGTTTCTGTCAATAGCAAAGAAAAAAGCGCGCTACAATTTACGACTATTGCTAAGGAACTGGCAATGGTATTGGTAGGCGATGGAGATAAAGAAAATAACTTGTGGTTCGTTACTTACGGTCCCTATATTTCTTTGCATAACGAAGGAGAAGAACCTAATTTTGAATTGTTGCCCGGTTTTAGCGAAGAAAATGACTGCGTAACTTACGGCCCTTTTGTTTCTTACGAATATGCTTGCAAGAAATACGATAGTATAGATTTGGATCCGTACACTGGCGTAGGTCTAGTGTTCATCGAAGACAGAGCTTGCGGTCAAGTAAAAGAAAAATTTTTGGAGAAAGTAGTTACGGTTGACTATAGCTTCAACGAAATCCATCATTAGAAATATTTTTATAATAAATAAGCTTTAAAAAAATAAAAACATGAAAAAATTATTAGTCTTATCTAGTCTGTGTATCCTATTTAGCTCTTGCATGAGCGAGTACTCTAAAAGCGTTTACGGTTACAAATACAAACCCAAAAAAACTGGATGCATGGTGGGTAGAAGGGGTGGATCGTGGAACTAGTAAAATAATACGTTTTAATTAACTCGTTCAAAAAAAAATAACTCTTATGACAGTTTACAAATCGGTACTTCCCCCAATCTGTGTATTCGGCCCACACACAAAGAAGTGGTACGTCATAGCGGACGGCGTGTGGCACAGCGTGACTAGAAATATTCCGTGGTCCGATTTGGAAAAGATGTGGGAGAAAATAACCTATTCGAAACTTGAAAAGCCAGTAGCAAAAACAAAGGAAGTCTTTAAGTACTTTGTGGACGGCAGCAAGGGAAACAAATACGAAGTAGTCAACGACGAGGGATTTTGGAAGTGTTCGTGTCCTGCACACTCTTTCAGTAAAGGCAAAGATTGCAAACACATTACTTCTATAAAAGCAAAAAACAAATAGTTATGAATAGCAAAAGAGAAAAGATAGGCTACACGATACAGCCAGAAGAAAAATTAAGCCTAGACCAGTGGATGAAAGAGTTTAAAGTTGGAAGGCTGCACGTCGATAAACAAGCGATGCACAATGCAAACGAAATGATGAAGCAGTACAATTCGCAAGACGGATTCTGTGCCAAACTATTTAGTACAGTACTGGACAAGCTGTGCGTCAATTGATCTAAGCAATATCAATTAATGAAATATGTCAGAAGAAGTCGTAGTAGAAGAGAAGAAAATTAAGAAGAAAAACCTGATAACGAAATCTACTTCCTATCAAATACTGTATTGGTGCATCTCTGAATACGGTAGGAGCAAATTGAATGGAAGGTACCCGCACATAGAATTTTTAAAAGAGGGAGAGACAGAGAACGATTACGGGTATTTCGACGACATAGAAAGCACGATCTACCTGTACAAAAATAAGATCTTGACACTCGAGGACCTCGCTAGGACGATCATACACGAGTACACCCACTACTGCAAGCATTCCATGGCGGAGTACAAGGTGCTTTCCAAGTACTTGAGTTACGCAAGAAATCCATTGGAGGTGGATGCCCGTAGGGTGGAGAGCAGGGACTTTAAGAAGTGCCTAAAATTTTTAAAGAAGGAACACAATATTTACGAATAACTCACAATATTTATTATCAATATGCACAACGAACTAGTATTCGATATGTTGGACAGGATAGCACAAGACGTTGTACCTAATAGGATTCACACCCTATTGCATGTGAATTGTAGACAATCTTTCGTTGAAACAGCTGCACAATTGCTTGAGACGAAGGCATTAAAACCGACCGCATCAAACGTAAAGTTTTTGGCTTCGAATTGGGAACACTTATTGTACACTAAATATTCAATGCTTAACTAGTGAAATTTTTAGACATTCAAGAGTCAGCTATTAATAGCGCTTTCCTGCAGTACGGCATATTGGGAATAGTCGCACTTTTACTTGGATACTTCGCATGGATCCAATACAAAAGATTGGTCGTAAAGAACGACAAGTTAGAAGAGAAAGTGGACAGGCTTCAACAGGAGATGGTCCAAATTCTAGTAGAAGAGAGGGACAGGATGTCCAAACTGATAAGCGAGAATACGCAAGCGCTTAACGACCTACAGAGAGTCATTACTGAGTACATAATAAAACAAAAATAAGAGTGCGAGGCTACGTATCCAGAAGACTGGAAAAGGAGGCGGATAAGTTGCTAAAGGCTTACGAAGCCGCAGATAAATGGAAATCAAACCGTCAAAATAAAAGCACACCAAATGTTACGCAAACAAAAAATAAAGGTATCACCAAAAAAGATAATGGTAGAAGCCTGTAGCAGCAATCACTCTAGCTGCGATTATCACTACTCCATATTCGGAGAATTTTGTCGAGCCTGTCCACACGCACCAAAAGAAGAGAAACAAAACAAGATAGCAAATCTGTTGAAGAAATTACTGGTATACAGATAGAGCGTTCTCACAAGCAATCTAAATTTTTCTATTTAAACAAGTCTTTGTATATTTACCGTACAATAATTTTTCATGAAGACAAACACTGGTAAGAATGGTAAAGGGTAAAACAATAGCGCTCATAGCGCACGACGCGCGTAAGGCAGACATGTTAGAGTGGATAAGATACAATGCTAAGACGTTGTCCGATAATAAGCTGGTGTGCACTGGAACTACTGGGGGACTGGTAGAGGAACTTCTTAGTAACTATCTAGGAAGCAATAAAGGAATCTTAAACATAACTAAGACCCTTTCCGGTCCAATGGGAGGAGACGCTCAAATAGCCGCCATGGTCGTAGAAGGCATGATAGACTTGTGCGTATTCTTAATAGACGATCTGTCTGCAAACCCACACGAAGCAGACATCATGATGTTACTGAGACAGTGCAGGATACACAACATTCCGGTAGCCTGCAACAGGCACTCTGCAGATCTGATGATTACGTCAAAGCTTTGGGGTACCAAGTATTCCCCTTCGAAACCAAAATACGCAAAATTTAACAGAGAAAATAAATAGACATGGCAAAAAAATGTAAAATATGTAGAGAGACAGTCCATCCGGTTAGAGAGAAACTGGGATACGACACGTGCGTGGTACACTCAACTGCTGAGAGATACTCTGGAATAATATCGGCTACGGGGAAAACGGATTACGCACTCAACGTGGTAAGAGATCCCGAATTGGCAAAACATTTAAAACAACTTTCTCCAGTGTACGAGTAGCATATTTATAAGATATAATTAAAACAAACATGAATTACGTTAATCCAATATCTTATGCTGCAGCTCTAAACAATCTAAAGGGAGATCGCACTAAATTAAACGAGACAGAAGAACAGGATCTGTGTCCAGACGCCAGTCATCACGAGTGGAAAAAAGCTGGACAAGAAAAAGCAAAGTGCAAACACTGCGGCATGGTAAAAACGATCGCTTACGGCTACGAGCCAGAAAAATCTTTCGCGTACGGAGAAAAGAATAAACTCAGAGAGCGCAAAACCAAGATGAGTGAGTCTCGCGTAAAATTAGAGAGAATCAAACAGGGCCTTTCTTTAGAAGATCAAGAGCAGTTGAAAGAGTATTTGGATTCTCTCAAAGAGATCAAAAAAACCATCAAAGAATTACTGTTGAAGGGAGCTAGGAAACACTCAGACTCTCACGATCTAGAAGAAACTGGTGGAGATATGATGCATCGTCACTTAAAAATTAAGTATATAAAATAATCGCGTAAGCGAACCATAAAATAAGTGAAAATTGGCCTCGATAAGAGGCCATTTTTGTTTATATGGGATAAATAGATCAAAATCTGGACTCTTGGACATTTGGGCTTATGGAAACATCGTCGTATTGGCTTAATACGGCCATCAGCTCCCAAACAGCACAAAATGAGCTATTGGAAACCAATCAGTTGTATATTCACTGAAAAAATATCCGTAACTCGTTGGTTATCAATGGAGAATTTTTGATCAATATTTTTTTGTTTGAGAAATGCGTCGTATATTTACAATGTATCAAATCAATAAAGGTTATGTCAAACAAAAGTTACTACGAGCACCACAAGAACGAGGCCAAAAAAATGGGTCTGACTATAAAACAGTACTTTGCACAGAGAAAAAAGTCCAACGACATCGAAATTCCGGTAGCGATCGACTTTTCTAAGGTGCAAAAGATCGACGACATCCAAATCGACGAAGACATGTTGAAGATCTACAAGTCAGGACAAGCCATCGATAACATGTTCTCTTTCGACGGTGGAATTCCAGTCTGTACCAACATCATGGTCACTGGAGATCCAGGAAGCGGTAAGACTACGATAATGCTTCACACTTTGGCCAACATGCAGATGAAGAACAAGGATCTAAAGTGTTTGTTTATTTCTGCGGAAATGGGCCGCAAGGGAATACACGCGTACAAAAAGAGGTTCCCAATCTTTGGCTGTTTGGAAACGATATTCACTTGCGAATTTGCCGAGTACAATATGAAGGAGGTGATCGAGCAACTTTTGTACAAAGGATACGACTACGTCTTGATAGACAGCTTAGCAGAATTGTTGGACATGGTCAAAGAGGATTCTGGTATGACTCAGGCACAAGCGGACAAGTGGTTGTTAGAACTTTGTGTGAATCAAAATCGCGGTATAAATAAGACCAAGAAGTACACCACCATGTTGATGATCCAACAAGTGACTAAAGGCGGTACTTTTTTGGGTTCGAACAAGATAAAGCACATAGCCGACGCCCACATGGAATTGAAGAAGCGCAAAAGAGAGAGTCCAGAAGACGTTCAAAGATACTACATGTTTTTT